ACATTGAGATTTGAGAGTAGCTTATATTTTTTTGACCTGCTGCGTAGTTTACGGTTGCTGTCTTATATGCTTTAATCTCTTTTAGTATTTTAGGTATCTTCTTTTTTGCCATTAAAAACTATACTTTCTTCTTTTCAAACTCTACTCGTAACTTTTCCATATAGAGTAACATATCCATAAGTTCCTCCTGAGCATGAGTTATCCATTCCTCAATGGTGAGGTCATCTCTATCCATCGTATTTCCATACTTTGCATAACCTACTTCTGCTCTAGATACAAACTTTTCGTTAACTCTTCGTACTACTGAGTCTGGTTGGAAGCCTTCATAATTAATCTTGTTCATCCGATTCGCTTCCAAATTCCTCTCTTAATTCTTTAGGTAAGGTCTCTACTAGTATTTCTTTGGTTTTTAAATCATAGAATACAGGAATCGGCATTATACCATCTTCTGCTGTACCTGTTACGAATTTAGAAACTTTCCTGAGGATAACTCCTTCAGAGAATAATTGGTTACCGTCTTTAGAGAGTACTGGTGTAGTATTCTTTAAATCGATGTTCATTTGCGGTGCTTGTTGTTGGTTCATTTTTATCTATTTAATTTAATTAATCTAATGTATAATCTCCGTATATGGAATACGTCTTAGGTTTCTCTTCCGGTATTTCTATCTCTTCAGTTGTAATGGCGAAGAGTTTTCCTTTTAGTGGCTCTAATCTAAAATCAGCTTTTAATTGTGTCTTTTCAAACCATGCCTGGAGAGTATCTGCTATACCCTGTCGTACTTTAGTTTCTCCTTCTAATAACCACTGGTCTCCAGGTGGAACTCTTTTTGCGATAAGCGTTAGTGTTTCTTTAATTTCTTTATTCATCTTTTTTTATTTCTATAAATTCAACTTCTTCAATTTCATTTACAAAGTAATATATATTTTGATTTTTAAAAACTTTCTCTGCCATCCAATAAGCTCTCATTTCATCGGTAAGTTCTTTAGGTAGAATCTCTCCCGGGGGTACCGGGAGAGTTCTTTTTATCTCGTATTGAGTATCATTTATTTCTACTACTTTACCGAGACCTATCATCTTAACCTAGCAGCATATTAGGATTCATACCAGGCATACCTCCACCAGGGTTGTTATTGTCTGTATCGCTTATATCGTCAGCAACTACTGCTTCGGTGAGCATTAACGTTCCTGCTACTGATGCTGCATTCTCTAATGCATTTCTAGTTACCTTAAATGGATCTAGTATACCAGCTTCTTTCATATTTACAATCTTACGATCATGAACGTGATAACTGTTCCAGGGTCCGGCTGCTAGAACTTCTTCCATAATACTGTCGATTTCGTCTGGTTCGAATCCGGCGTTAGATAGTATCTTAGTAAATGGTGTAGTACATACATCTTTGATTAGATCATTTCCTAAAGTATCTCCTTTCAAAGCAGCACTAGCATGTAGTAAGGCAGACCCACCTCCAGGTACAATGCCTTGCTCAATTGCAGCTCTTGTTGCATGTAATGAATCTTCTACTCTATCTTTAGTTTCTTTCATCTCTAACTCAGAGCTACCTCCTACGTGAATGATGGATACACCTCCGGTAAATTTACCTAGCCTCTCTTGAAGCTTTTCAGTTTCAAATGGAGTTTTAGAGTTGTCGATTTGATTCTTAAGTTCTTCAATCCGTGTATTAATAGCTTCTTCTTCTCCTTTACCGTCTATAATAATACTATTCTCTTTTTGAATATTTGCTTTCCTAGCAGATCCAAACCAATCTCTATTTAATCGAGATAGTTTCATTCCTTTCTCTGGACTAATCACTTGACCTCCGGTTAAAACAGCGATATCTTCCATAATTAATTTACGTCTATCTCCAAAGTCTGGAGCTTTAACAGCGGCTACTTTTAAAGTGCCTCTCATCTTATTAACGATAAGAGTTGCTAATGCTTCATTATCAATATCTTCACATATAATTAATAGTGATTTATTTTCTGATGATACCGATTCTAATACTGGGAGTAAGTCTTTAGCTTGGGATAGCTTACCGTCGTATATAAGAATATAGGGTGAGTCTAGGACTGCTGCCATAGTAGAGTTATCATTAACGAAGTATGGGGATTTATAACCTCTATCGAATTGAATACCTTCGACGGTCTCTAAATAGGTTTCCCCGGTTTTTGATTCTTCTATAGTTACAATTCCGTCCCTGCCTACTGCATCTAAAGCTGAGGTAATTAAGTTACCTATCATGTCGTCGTTGTTAGCAGAGATGCTTGCGATTTGCTTTAGCTGATCTTCGGAGGTTATTTCTTCTACTATATTCTCTTTGATATACTTTACCACCTCTTTAACGGCTTCATCTACCTCTCTCTTAATAGCTACTGCATTAGCACCTCCATCTAAAAGATTTAATCCTTTAGTGGTAATAGTTTGCGCTAGTAGAGTTGAAGTAGTTGTACCATCTCCGGCGGAGTTAGCAGTATTAATCGCAGCTTGCTTAAGCATATCGATAGCTATTGATTGTACTGGGTCTTTTAATGCTATTACTTTTGCTACCGTAACACCGTCTTTAGTGGATCGTACTTCTCCTGTTTCGTCTCTGTACACTACGTTTCTTCCGTTAGGTCCTAATGTAGATGTAACTGCATCTGCTAATAAGTCAATACCTTCAAGTAACTGCCTTCTAGCGTTGTTTGAATATTCTATTTGCTTGTTCATATTTTAGTCTTCTGTTTCTAATAATGCTAATATTTGATTCTCCGGTCCTATAAAGTAGTCTTCACCCTTAAATTCAAACTTGGTAAATCCCATAGTAGGAAGTACTACTTTATCTCCTACCTTAAAGATAGTTTCTATAAATCCAACACCTGGCATGTTATGCCCAGGCCCTACACTTATAATTTCTCCCATCTTATTCTTTTCACTTCCTAAATCCGGAACTATAATATTTCCGTGGTACTCTTCGTCAAGCTCTACCGGCTTTACGATCACTGCGTTGTAAACTGCTTTTAGTTTCATTTTAATTTAAAATTATTTAAAGTTTTTATTTTTTCTAATAAAGTTTCTGTATACTCTTTTAAGCTTGTATAGTTTTTTTCTTTTACTGCGTCATCTATCATTTTAATTAAACACATGTCAATCGTATTGTGATATCCTTGAGCAGCCCATCTAAGATTTCCATCCTTTCTGCTGCTTAAATGTTTTTCTAAGCAGTACTGCCATTGATCCATTTTTATACGGTAGGGGTATAGAATAGGATCTTCGATGTAATTTGCTTTACTTTCTAATTCTTGTTTAGTCATATAACTTTGATTATTTAATTTAATATAGGTACTTTTATTACTTATTCCAACTTATTATACTAATGTCCGTCAGCAAGGTTAGTTGCTATTTCCGGTGGTGCTTTTAAGGTTACTCCGGGTAGTTGAGTTGTTGTTTCCATAATATGTTGTACTATCTCTGCTGCTCGCTTAGATTGTTCGTCTTTAACCTTTATTACTAACTGGTCATGTATCTGCGCTACCACTACTCCTTCTATCCCTACCTCTTTAAGTTTTCTATTTATAGCTAACGCTGCTCTATTTACTACGGATGCTGCGAGAGATTGAATTTGAAAATTTAGACAGTTATTAAGAGCGTTCTTATAATCTCTATACCATTGCAATACTTGGTCTTTTCCGTATTCTCTTTCTAGGTCCTTCCGAGTTCTCCAATCCATTATAGATTCACCGAAGATATCATAAACTGCTTTACCCTTATCTAAATGCCTGATTCGGCCTACTTGGTTTTGAATAGCTCCTGTTGCTTTAAACTTCGCTCTCGACTCTTTAATCCAGTTAGCAACTCCGGGGAATCCCTGTAAATAACCTTCGTGAAGACGTTTTCCTTCTTCTTTAGATACTCCGATAGACATTGCGAGAGCATAAGCGGACATACCGTATGCTATACCTAATGAATAACCTTTTGCTGTATTTCTCTTAGGTGCATCTAACTTTTTAAGGAAGTTTGGAGCTTTTTTATCGGCAGATACTCCGTCTGGATATTTATCCTTTTGTTGGTTTAGGTTTTCTGTTCGTATTGCAACAGTAGAATAAAAATCGTGACCTTTATTAAAGATCTCTTGCAATGCTTTATCGTTTGAAATAGATGCAAAGATGTGAGGTTCTAGAGATTCATAATCGTCGTCTACAAATACTGTACCTGGATCTGAAATAAAGAATGCTCTTACTATATTTGTATACCTTACAATGATAGGCTCTGCTTCTCCTTCTTCTTTCGGTTTAGGTAGTTGCTGTAGGTCGGATCCGTACCTACCGGAAACAGTTCCGTTCTGCTTGAAATATGGATAAAAGCGTCCGTCTTCTGCAGCTTCGTAAAATCTATCAATGTACGTTGATTTTATTTTCAGTAACTTATTATACAATCTTAAATTCTTACACCATTCATACTTAGGGGATAAAGCTTGTATAGCATCATCGTCAAATTGAGCTTGACCTTTTGCCGTCTTTGAGAGAGGTTTTTCTTTAAGATAATCAAACGCTATCTCTGCCATTTGTTTTTTAGACTGTATATTTATTAATTCTCCATCATTGGACTCTTTCCAAAGTTTCATTGATACTCTAAGTACTACTTCTTCTTCTAAATGATCTAATTCTCCGCTAAGTAAATATTCTCTAACTGGATGTTCTTCTAGAGCTAATACGTTTGCATTCTTTAGTGAATAACCTCTTGCTGTTTTTGGTAAGGGTAATCCGTATAATTCAACTAAGGTAGAAGCCCATTTACCTTTTGGAGAAGGTGGAAAGTTCTTAAGAGCAGTATCCATAACCCATTCTTTTACCTGTCTAAGTTTTAAGAGTTCGGTCATTACAGAGCTTTTAAATCTCTCTTGATCTTTAACTATATCCTCTCTAGTCTTTTCTATTAATGGCATATCCAGGGTTAGCCCTTCTATCTCCATTGGTATGGTAACCTCTCTATACAGAGGCATTACTTCTTCTTCAAAAAAGAATTTCTCCAATCCTTCTTCTTTCAGTACTTTTAAAAAGTGGTTACATATACGTAAAGTTAAATCTGTATCTGCAGCTGCATACTTAGATAGTATATCTATATCTGCCTTATACATCTCAAAATTTACTCTTGTAGTAACTCCTCCATTCTCTTTTATAGAAGCTTTCAATTCAATTTGTTCCTGGTTAGCTGCTTCCTTAACATCTAATCCAATTTCTTCTTGAATCATTATTGCTATTGGCTTCAATCCAAAAGGACTACCGTATCCAAATGCTCCTTCTTCCTTTACTGTATGTACTAGTAATGCGGTATCAACCCATAGACTTGGTAGTAAGTCTACCCCGTAAAAGTTTTGAGTATAACGAGCATCAAAAGATGCATTATGCATTATCAACTTCTTACCTACTAGCATTGAGATTAATTTCTTTGCTATACTATGACATCCCGTACCTTCAATAGTTAATTCTTCTACCTGTTCGGTTTCGGTGTTCCATACCATTGTCGGTAAGTAGAAGCCGATACCTACCTCTCCTGATACTGAGAATCCTATGATCTTTCCTTTACGTGGATTAAGACTTGTAGTCTCTGTATCGTATGCTAGAATATCGCTGTCTTGGATGTGTTGGAATAATAACTTAAGGGTCTCCTTAGAGTCTACCTTGTAATACTTTTTATCTATAACCTGTTTAACCATACTTTATTATAACATAAAGATACGAAAAAAAGCCTGCCGAAGCAAGCTTTTTCTAAACGTTTTAAGGTTTTATAGTATATTATTTTTTGAATGATTCTACGATCATGTCGGCTTCTGCTATTATTGATTCGTTTAGTTTAGCATACTCTGCATATACTTCATCTCTTTGCTCGTTAGATAGAGGTTTGAAGTTGACGAATTTGCCTCCTTCTTGTTTTTTAGCTATTTCCGGAAAGAGTTCGTTTGCTATTCTCATAAGCTCGTTATGTTCCCTCTCTCTAGCATAGATAGCTTTAAGCTCTTTCTCCATTTTAGCTTCTTCTAAACTTGCTTTATGGTAGTCTACTTCAACCCATACTCCGTTTTCTTTTTCTAAAACTTGTACATCTCCACCCTCGTATTCTACTTCTACTTGTCCGTTAGCGAGTTTAGTATTTTTAACGACAACGCCGTTTGTTGTATTATCACCTACCTTTGCCAAGGCTCCTGGATCGTACTCGTCAGCTTCTTCTGCTAAATCAGTAGCTGATCCTTGTTTTCCTCCTCTAACGATGTCATCATATGCCTTCCCTACATCTCCTCCGTAAATTTGTTTAACAATTTTCTCTCCTAGTTTTTCTAGTTGTTGGTCGGATAAGGAATGTTTTGCGTCTATACCTATATAGAACATACCTATATCTGTATAATCAGCCCAGTAGTCTTTTTCAACTCCTTCGTCTAACTCCTCTTCACTAAACATATCTTGAATGTGGTTTATTGCTAGCTCTGCTGCATCTTCTTCAGATAAGTCTGCTGTGTGGGCTAAATTCCTTACTACTTGTTCTAGATCTTCAAGAGAGGAATCTACAAACCTATCTTCTTCTAAAGTATCTTCTGCTATTGAAACATCCTTACCTGAGGTTTTAGCTTTTTTTATTGCAGCATCTACAGTAGCTTTAGGAGTACCTTCTGCTTTAGCGATCTCTGCTGCTTCAGCAGGTTTAGTCATTTTAGTTACAGTAGTTATCTCTTCCACTGTTCCGTCTACCTCTTCTTCAAGTTTTTTAGCTTCATAAGCTGCTTTAACACTTTCTAATGTAGGTAATGCTTCTCCTTGTTTTCTGTTATCGAATCCTGGTGCGTTTTCGTTTAGTAGTGTATTTTTCTTCTCTGTAAGAAAAGCTTCTTTAATTAACGTTTTAAGTTCAGTCTTATTCATTCTTGATGATGTTATAATATAATAATAAATATACTGTTATTTTGCTTTCTCCCAAGCATTAGTACCTCCTTGCCATTGTCCGTCGTAGAGTTCATCTACTGCTGGGTTTTCGTGGAACAGTACTTGACATGCTCTTGCATTTTTTTCTATTATTAATTTAACATTAACTACCATTACAGTACCCATTTGGTCTGTCTTATATCCTGGATCCCATACCGGAGATACTATTTGGGTCCCTGTTCTGTACAATGAGCTTCTATGTAGTATGAATCCTGTATAGTTTTCTGGGATGTTACATCCTTCGTTAAATGTTATAGCGTATGTTCCTGGTTCTAATATCCAACAGTCTTTACCGTCTACTTTAGATGTAGTTACGCTTTCGTAAAAGTCTGGGTTGATGTGAGTAGTGTCTTTATATACGACGGAACCTCCGAGTATGTATTCTACGTTTGCTAGGCTTAAGTCAATACCTACTTGTGCTGCTTTTGAATGCTCTGAAGGAATTATTATTCCTTTTTCTAATATTTCTTTACTACTTAATAACATATTATCTTATTATATGATTTTTTATTGTTGATTGCAACTTACAGGGAATATATTGCCGGGTAGTTTCTACAGTATCCTTTATCGTCGTCGCAACCCATTCCTACAATCCATTCATCGTTAATTTCAAAACCGTAGCTGAAGCTTCGAATTGGGGAAGATTTTAGTTTAATTGGATCCCATATATTCTCTTTCCTCTTAACTAACGTTACGATATTTATAGATGCAGGTTTCTTTACCTCTAAGTACTCCGATACTGCTTTCATAGTGTTACCTGTATCATATATGTCGTCTATAAGGTAGATATGTTTACCTTTAGCTGCTGTTTCTAAATCCTTAGTGATTTGAATATCGCCTTGCTTATGTTTGCTTATGTAGGATTTGACTCTCATGAAATCACATTCAATATCAATATCTACTGCTCTTGCTAGGTCAGAATAAAACATAAAGCATCCGTTAAGGAGTCCGACTAGTACTACTGGAGTTTTATCTCCTCGATGTTCATCTGCTATCTTTTTAGCTAATATCTTAGTCTGTATCTGAATGTCTTTTTCTGCGATTATTTCTTTCATTTAAATTTCTGTTTAACTTTTTCTGATATTGGTACGGTGTCTCCGTTTTCGTCTATTCGAACGAATTTAATACTTGTTGACAGTATAGGTGTTTGTTTTCCGGAATATACATTATGCGCTCTTGCTTCCATGTAGAATGTTATAGATGTGGTACCTACCTTGCGAACTTCTCCGTAAATCTTTATAAGTTGACCTTCTTTCGCTGGTTTTCTAAATATGCATTCGTCTATCTTAACAGTAACCATTCTCGGAGTATCGCATATCTCCATAGCGTAAGCTGCTCCTGCAGCATCTAGCCACGCTAGAAGTTTTCCTCCAAAGAGGTTGGCGTGAAAGCCTAGGTCTGATTTTTTTATTGGATGGGTTGTTATTAGGTTCATCTCTCTAGCAAAAAGGTAGACCAGTCCCTCCCTGCAAGGTCTTGATTTGGAAAATAGAGTTCGAACTTTTCACCATCACACCATATTATTTTTGTAAACCCGACAGGTACTAGTGCTCCTGTTTTTAACCAATTTTCGGGCTTATCTTCAAAATGGCATGTTATTGTTACAGAAACAAAAGTATATACTTTAGCTAAGTTACGTTCAAATCGTTCCAGCTCTTTCCAAGGGCCTCTATTTAACCCTTCATGTTGTAACGCACAATTGAGATACGAGAAGGTCTTTTTTAAGGTTCCTTTATCGCAATTAAACGCAGCAGCGGGAGCTAGGTGTCCTTTATCGTATATGTTAGCAGCATAATCTTCATCGTCGGATGTAATTACGCTATCACAGGTATAAAAATTCATATTTCTCCTACTAGCATTTCCTGTCGGACATTGAACTTGATAGGAGAGCTCTAAAGGTTGTTGGTATATTTCTGAATAAGTTACTGTGAAGATGTCGCTTTTAATTACCTGTATCTTAGGAGGTGCTTCTTTCGGGGCAGTTAAGGAGGTAAGGAGTATTAAAGTTACTCCTAGGAAAAATAAATGTATTCTAGTGTTTTTCATATTAGACGTATCTTTGTTTTGAGAATGCTATAATGTGTGCTCTACCTGTAAATTTGTATCCTTTATCTCTACACATATTCATTACTACCGGATAAGATTCAAATAGTGGTTCTCTATCGTCACCTGCTGGCATACACCATACTCTATCTTTTACGTGTTTAAATACTTCATCCTTTGTTTCATAACCTCTAAACTTCATTTCAAATAAAGCGTCAGTTAGGTTTTCAATAAACTGCTCTACTTCTGCAAGCATAGATAGATCTTTATCGATAACTGGTTTTAGGTGAAACTCTTTGTGGTAGTTGATTGATTGGGAGATTGCATCAACGTTCATTCTTAATCTATTATGAGTTTTAATCATTTTCTCATCCACCTCTTTTCCTTGTGGAGTCAAAACTCCTACTACAGGTACACTATTACTAAACTTAGGACTTAGTGAAAGTAAATCTAGAGGGTAGTCAGTTTCTAGGTGATGGGACCCTTCAGTTTCCATGGTAATAACTATACCTCTATCTTTAGCAAAGTTTGTAAGCTCATTTACCACAGCAGGATGCATAGTAGGAGACCCTCCGGTTAGCATCATTTCTTTAATATGTGGATGCTTATCGTACATTTCGATTATGTTATTAAAGGTATAACCTCCTTTTTCCGGGTGTATACTTGTCTGCCAGCTATCACACCAGCCGCCTTCTCCAAAGTAGCACCTATGGGTACATCCCGTAGTTCTAATAACTACAGTAGGGTATCCTTGTCTCGATCCTTCTGATTGAACCGCTGTGTATAGTTCGAGTACTGGGAGTACTTTATCATAGTCTTGTATTCTCTTTAATGCCATTTCCTTTATATATTATCTTAAATATAGTGTGTTTTAAATTAATTCCCAACTTTAAATTTTATAAGTATTTCTGCAGTGTTGTCTACCACTTCATAGGGAGAGTCTATACTATCTAGTTTCATAATGCTACTAAAATCGTAGACAGCCACTTGGTGATGTTTCATTCCGTCTAACATCTCCATCTTTTTATCTGCAGTAAGACAGGAGGTTTGATGATTAATCCTGAAATTAGATAGTTGTTTGGTTAGGTATAGATAGCGTATGCTATCTGCTAGTTCTAGAACTTTTATCTTTATTTCCATAACTCTTTATTCCCTCTATTGGCATATTTTTTAACATTTTAAACAGGTCTTTTTCATCCTGTTTAGAGAATCCATCTTTAGGTTCATGCATTTCCCAAGTATCCTCTTCTTCCATTTCCTAGTCTGCAATATAGAGTGCAGTATTTTTGCCGTGTTCCATAAACTCTACTGATGTTATTTTAACTCTTCCTTGGGTTTCTTTATCTACAAAAGTATTCAACTTATTATAAATATACTCTGCAAATTTTTCAGCTCCCGTAGCGGGTATTACTCTTACTTGCGCCACTCCTGCTTTATCCATCTGTAAGAAGGATTCTTTAAAAGGGTCGTCTTCTGCTACTATAAAAGTATGATCAAACATATAGTCCATCCAGGCCTTAGGTTGCATACCGTCGATAAGGGTTTTAGCTCTTTTCATTCCGCCGAAATCCCATACCCAGTTTCTATCGTCTAGCTCACCTTCGAAAGTTAACTTAAAGCTTACTCCGTATCCATGTACAAACCTACAGTGCGTAGTTTCTGCTTTCCATTGACGGAATACTGTACTAAATCCATCAAAGACTTTTGTTGATTGAAACTTACCCATTGTAAAAGCTTATTACATCCTCTATAGATTTAACGCCTATAAACTTATCGATCATCCTACCAGCTGAATCTACCTTTATTACTGCTGGTACGCTTCTTACTTGGTAGTCAGCCAACGCTTGTTGATCTTGATCTGCATCTACTTTCTGTACCGGTATCCCGGTTCCGGCTACTTTCTCCATGGTTGGTCCGAATGTCTTACAAGGTCCGCACCAGGTTGCACTTATGTATACTAATTTATTCATATTATTTATTTAAACTAATTCTTCAACTATTCCGATTACTTCACTTAATATAAGAACTCCGGTTGCAATTACCAAATCAAATGGTAAAAAAACATACCCTATAATTCTTATTCCGGACTTAATGAAGCTTATGATTTGATGCCATTTTTGATTCGGCATATAATCTAAATCTCCTTTTTCATTTAATTTTTCTACCCATGTACTTTTAAATTCTGTACCGGTAGATTGAAAGTCTTTATATGGTTTGTTTCTACCGGTATCATAATAGTACTTGCTATGCTTTGCCTTCCCGGTAGTACTTACGTTCTTGTTCTTATCGCTGAAGTAACTACCTCTTCTTGCTTCTGTTATTCCGTCTGACATATCTTTTAATTTTATACCTTTAATATATGAAAAAAGCCCTTACATTGCAAGAGCTCTTTCTATTATTTTTAGTTTTACGTTATGTAGAATGTTCTGCTAATAATTTCTTAACTGCTGCTTCAGCTACTCCGTAAGCTACAGGACCAGTTTCGTCTTCGTATTGAACTGGATCGGGTCTCCCTAATGCTATAAATGCTTCGATACGTTCTACTGAAGAGGCTGATTTGTAATCTGAATTGCCGGATGGGTAAGGTTTATATGAAGTATTTGTTCTTTTGTAAACTTCATCAAAGTTAATTCCCAACTCCTCACACAGTACTTCTCCATCTTGTAAGATAGTAAATTTATCACCTTCTAAATATGGAGTGAAGTATCCTACTTTATCTGCATCCCAATTACCTTCTCTAAAGGCAGCATCATCCGCATCTCTAAATTCTTGTCTACAATCAGGATAAATTGCATGATCACCTGCGTGAATTCCTAAAGCAATATCTGTTCTTTCTCCTGTTTTATTTGCTACCGATAAAGCAACTGCTTGAGTAATAGAAGCAAAGATTTTATTTCTATTAGGTACAACTGTTGCTTTCATATTATCTTGCTCATAATGTCCTTCTGGAACTTCATCACCACCTTCTACTAAAGCTGAATCTAATAAATCAACTAAACCGTTTAGTTGGATTTGTCTGTAGTTTACCTTGTGTCTGTTTTCGTTAAGGTAATTAACTAGTGATTGAGCTCTTTCAAGCTCTACTCTGTGCTTTTGGCCGTAGTCAAATGAGATACCTGTTACGGTATCATACTCTTTTAAACATCGAAGTAGTAAGGTGCTTGAATCCATACCTCCTGAAAGAGATACTACTGCGTGTTTCTTTTCTTTAAAATCTAATTCTAATTGCATGTTTTTTAATATAACTTAAATTTGCCAGGTATTGATAGGATATAGGCTAATCCTTTTTATCATAACTTAATATAGTAAATATCTTAAGAGATACCTACTTATTTTTCTCTACTTCTAAGATTAAACCAGTTTGCAATACTTAACGTGAGTGTAGCTAGTATAACTACTGTTGCTATGATTACGGGTCCGGCACTATCTCCTAATCTATCGATATTGAATCCTACCACTGTAAAAGATGATGCTATGAGGATTGCTATAAATAATATGGTTAGGGTAGGTAGTTTTGTCTTTACTAACTTTTGTACCCTCTTATCGTGTGCTACTCTTGATAAGGCATCTTGAAGATCTTTACCGTATGCCGGTACTTGTTCTGTTTTTCCGTTAGGGTACTCTATGGTTACTTCGTATTTTAACCATCCGTCGAAAGACTTGCTTTCTTTTCTTAACTCTGCATGGATTGCTTTAGCTTTTCTTTTCATTTTTGATTATTTATTTTGTTACCATTCTAATAGGTTCTGCTTTACTAACTCTGTAAGTCCTATTTTGAATCTTACAGCTTCCTCCTTGGGCTAGTACTTTTTTAAATAATATAAGTTCTTTTTCTGCCCAATCTAAACTTAATTCTATAAGCTCTTCTTTAGTAGTGGGCTTTCCTTCTACAGTTACTTCGTTAATTCTTCTAATAGACTGTTTTCTTAATCCCATTCTAATTTTTAGGTTTTTTAGGTGTATTCCCTTCTACTGCTATTTCATGCCAATAAACTCTACCTTCTTGTATAGCTTTTTTGATATTCTTTTGCTTACCCATCAAGAATGAGCTTCCAGATTTAACTTCTACGAAATGTACTTCGCATTTAGTCTTACTTGTTGTGTTGCTGAATCCTACGTAATCTATAGGCATTCCTAGGAAAACTACATCTTCTGGAGGTACTGGGAATTTTTCCATAAAAGGTACGAAGTGTTCTATTGTCTTTCCCCAATTAACTGCTGAGGATCTAAACTTTGCATCTTTTCTAATCTTGGTTCTCTCCAAGTTAAAAGCTTCTTCGATACTTCTTATCTTCTGCTTAGCTTTGTACAGGTATAGCCCTAAAATAGCTATTGTTAAATTAAGGATTACTGTGTAGATTAATACTGTTTGAAACATATGTTACTGTTTGTTTATACCAGTCCTAAGGTCTTTGCTCTTGCATAGCTCACTTCTTTACCGGTTTTTGGATTTAAATATTTTTTCTTGGTCTTAGGTATCTTAGCGTTAGGGTAAAAATCATAGCCTGGAGGGTATTTATTTATCGTTTGATATGGTCCGTTGGGATTTTTCTTTTTATCGAATTTCCATATACTTATAATACCCTCATCGTCTATCATCTCTAATTCGTAAACACTTCTAGGTTCAGAGTTTTTCGGTACGTAATAAGATTTATATTTCTTTTTTTCTTTCGACATACCTAAATATACGAATTATTTTTTTACCAAACAACTCTTTGTCTTACTGTCTCAAGGTCTTACGGTTGATATACTCGGTGCTAATAAATGCTTCTGGTATCATATCTTGATGAGTAGCTCTGATTGGATTAATATCTAATCCTCCTCTTCTTGTATATAGAGCTGCTACCATTAACTTATTGGGTTTATAAGCTTGAGTTAGATGAGTGAAGACCATCTCTACAATCTCTTCATGAAAATGAGATACTTGTCTATGAGATACAATATACCTTGCAATAGATTCGTAGTCTAGAGAACTTACCCCTTCCATGTGAATATAAACATCTCCCCAGTCGGGTTGATTGGTTACCCTGCAGTTAGATCTTAATAGATCAGAACTTACTTTAATTACTTCATCAGTAACTACATCGTCCGTTCTTTTTAGTTGACTTGCATCTGATTTAAATACGTTAAATTCAACTGTGTCTAAATCTACTAGAGCATCAAGCCGTATGAAGCCTTGTTTGTCCATATTAAATTCAGGAGCATTAGTATCTGTAAATAGCTTAGCTTTAACATCAGTTTTTAATCTAACGCTTAAGTCCTTCTCGACTGTTTGTTCCATTAGGGCTATACATTCCTTCTCTGTATCTCCCATTTTCGTCATGTTAAATGAATTTAAATATAGTTTAATAGATTTAGATTCTACGTGAAGTGGGGAGTCTGAAGGACATATGATTTTCATCATACCTGCTACAGGTCTTCCTTTACTTGTGATAGCGGATACTTCATAGCAATTCCATACATCACTTCCTACAAACGGTAAATTACCTTCTTCAATTTCGTAAGCTTCTCTGTTATACTTTCGGGGAATAGCTACTAGTAGGTCTGGATTGTACTGATCGCTGTATCCAGCTCCACCGACTTTTCCTAAGTGGTGTCCTGCAATTTCAACTACTTTTTCTTGATTCTTAGTTTGATCGTTCATTTATTTTTATAACTTTATAATTTAATATAGTACTTTTAATACTTTATTACAACTTATTTTACCAGTATTTTTTACCCTCTTCTTCTATCTTTCTCCTTCTATAGCTAGAAAGTTGTGACGGGTCTTTATATGTTGTAGCTATATTTTCTTCTTTAGGTTTTTCTTCTACCTCTTCTACTTCTTCTACTTCTAAACCCTCTTCAGTTAAATCTTCAACCATATCATTCATTACTAAATCTAATGCATGATCTTCATCAAACTCTTCTACTTTAACTTCTACTTCTTCTCCGTAAATATTCCTTTTAGTTTCCGACCGTAGTTGTTCGAATGCGAAGTTAGCTGCTATTACGAGAGCGATAGCTAAAGGGTCGAATACGAATATGATAGTTAAAAGGAGTATGTTTATGATCTTGTCCATCGGAGTACCTGTAAGTCCAGAAAGGTATTTTAACGGACCTAATTCTCCAGCTAGTTCGCTATTAGTAGAAACCTCTACTATTTCAGTCTCATAATCAAACAGCTTTTCGTTTAGTTCATCTACTCTAAGGTTGATAGTTTCCTGTCTTCCGATTGCTTGGTCTAACTGCTTCTCTAATGCTCTCCTAGTTGAAGAGGAGGTGGTTGTTATTAATTGACCTTCGGCGTTTGTGTATTGAATTTTATTATTAGATAATCCTTCTCTTAGGTCTGCTACTGCTTTATTAATTGTTTCTTTTTCGCTATCATAACCTGCTAACTGTTCTTTAACGTTATCTCTTTTCGTCTCTATCAATACTATCTTAGAATCGATAGTACCTGCTTTAGAAGCTGTTTCTTGGTATGCAGCACTTAAGAATCCATAAATCCCCATTGATGTTATTAGTATTAGTACTAAGCAAGCTATTGATAAGTAGTACTTTAATAAACGTGGTAGGTTTTTTCTATACTGATATAGTAGAGAAGCTATTACAAGTTTAGCTACCTCCAGAGAAGCTGCCATGATTATTACTGCAAATGCTGCTCCTGCAAAAAGTTTGGATAATCCACTCACTGAATAGAAGGCAGCAGAAGCTGAAACAGATAGTGCTGATAATGCTATTAGTACTGGGAATAATCTTTGCTTTAATTTTTCCAACATAGTTAAATATAAATAGAAGTTAGTAAGTAAGCAACTTTTTTTATTCTTTTTCTGTAGCGTACTTCACGCCCATTATTGTTCCGACAATCGAAAAAGCATTAGTGAGGAGTATACCGAACATGTTCGACCAAGTTGATCCGATAATTTGTGTATCGTAGTTCGATACAATCGCAAGCCCGTACATTATACTGGTTATGATACCTACTCCTACTATTACTGCTAATGCTATACGGACGATAGTGCCTACCAGTTCAAACTGTGTTTTTTTCTGCATTAGCTCTAGATCTTCTAATGCTTGCTCTTTGCCCTGTTCTGCTTCTTCTCTTAATGTTTGAGCTTCCTCTTCAGACCGTTTTGCTTCCTCTAATGCTACTTTAAGGTCTTGCATTAAAGTATCATTTTGTTTCTCTTTAGCGACTAGTTCTTTATTTTGTTTTTGAACCTGTTTAGTCACCTGTAATCTTTTCTTACGGGCAGATGAGTCTTTTACTTTACATGTTTCTAAGTATTCTGCAAACTCTTTATCTTTTTCTTCCGCTGTAAGTATTTTTAATATATTACCTTCTAAATATATTTTTTTCTCTTTAGCAAAAGTTAATAACATTTTTTTAACTTCCTCAGTAACTTTCATTTGTGTATCTTCTACTTTTCTTTTAATTTAATATTCTCGAGTCTTAAATCAAAGATTTCTTTTTCTTGTGTTTGAATTTTTTGCTCTAAGTCTTCTCTATACATCTTACTTATATCCCCCTGTACTGTGCTTTTTTGTTGAGCTTGGATTTTCCGCTGTATTCTTCTAATATTGCTAATTGCACTTATAGAAATAACTACCCAGCCCCAGTTCATGGGGTTTGAATAGAGTCCGTTATCTCTAAAAAATAGTATTACGAATGTTAAAGATAGAAGTCCATATACATAGGCAACGTATTTCCTTATAGTTAAGCTTTTATATATTACCGAGTACAGGGTTAAGGATCCGGTTAGTATGGAAATAAGTGCGACATACCATAGGTTTGGAAAAAATGTTGCTTCTAGGACAAGTGGTGCGAATATTAACCATATCAAACCTTGAAGTACTTCAGTAGGTTCGGAGTCGTGGTAAGTTAAAATATGTCCTAGTTTTTTTAACATTTATTTATAAATTTTAAAAGGGTTTGTTTTATCCCTATACCCCTGGTAGTCTTCTCTAAATTCTTCAAGACGAGGTTCAATATCATCTGATTTAATAATCCAGAACTGTGCACCTGCTGCTTTTGCTTTTTCAATTTCTTGCGTATCATCTGAGGATGATATTATCCCGACTACGCAGCCATTTCCGTAATCATAGTTAATCTTTCTGATCATTTCAATTCCGTCAAAGGATGAACCTATAATATTTAGATCTACAAATACGCATTCTGGTTTTTCGTGGTTAGGATCGTCTGGGAACCATTCTTTGAATAGTTTATCGGCTTCGTCACTAGAGTTTAGTGCTTCTAAAGATAGCGTTATATCTAAAATGCTGCATGCATCTTCGAATACTAAATGGAAGAGGTCTTCATCATCTATTAAAAGGATAGAGTTTATCATTGTTGTCATTGTAGTCTTACTTTTATCTTAGTTCCAGGGTTAGTTTTTTCTGCTGTTATAGAGAATTTATGCTCTCTTAGTATAGCTATACATATGTTTAAACCTAACCCAGAACCGCTTTCTTTCTGATCTTTTTTTCTAGTGTAAGGTCTGGATAATTCTGTAAATTCTTTTTGACTCATTCCCCTTCCGTTATCTTGTATGCATAACGTGTCTTTGCCTTCCATGTAAATCATAACCGTCTTAGTGGAACTATCATTATACTTGAGGCCGTTGCGTATTAAATTGTCTATCGCAGTACAGAAAAGAGGTTCGTTAACTTCACATTCTATCAGTTCATCAATAACTACCTGTTTTGTATAGGAGGTTGAGCTAAGGTAGTTTTTTAATATAGTTTTTAGGTTTAAATTTTCTGTATCTAATTGGACTTTCTCTTTTACCAGGTTTGTAAACTCCTTAACTCCTGCATAAACTTTCTGGGTATGTTTTAAACCTTCTTCTAGCATTTTAAGAGGAGCTTGGATTTTCAATTCTTTAATTTGATCTTCACTTAATCTTCTTTTTAAAGAACCTAAACCTCTAGGCATGTAAGTATTAATACCTGAATGCATGTCATGTCTAAGTATTTTAGCTGCGTGCTCTAGATAGGAGTTTTTTTGATTTACTGTATCTTCAGCTTCATGCTGAGCTGTAACATCGGTTGCGATCTTTAAAATTGTATCATATCTGCCTTGTGCGCCTTTGATGGGTGTATAATTCCCGAATAACCATCTTCGAGAACCGTCTTTTGCGATTCTTTCGAACTCTCCTGTAATGCTTTCACCTCTTCTAAGGGTTTCCCAAAATTCTAAATACTCTTTACTTTTAGCGTATTCCGGAGATACCATTTGATGGTGGGGTTTTTTAACCATATCACCTTCGTTACAGCCCATAAGGTTGCAGAAGTTATCGTTTGCAGTAGTTATGTATCCGTCCATTGTCAGGCTAACGACCAGATTTGAGCGGCTAATTCCAGCTAGTTGAGAGTTTACTCTCTCTTCTCTTATTTTTATATTATTGATGAATTCACTTACGACTTTAAAGAATGGTGGCATGAAGAATACCACACAACCCCAACCGAATTTAGCTAAAAATAGAGTAGGTTCACATAATCCAAAAACGATACATGTTTGTACAGCGAAAAAGGTCATCATAATGACTCCTGCAACGCCTAGAGATATTTTGGCATTTAGTGATATTCCACTTAATGCTTTCACTATTATAGGTCTGCTTTTCTAAATCCGCATTTACCGAAGAACCATTTGGAGGGACAAAAACCTGTCCATACACCAACGTTTAACATAAATGTTACAAAAATAACAACTCCCCAAGATTGCAAGAAGTAGCTAGTTAAGAGTATAATTGACATTAGGAGATACACCATTCGTGTATCGGTAATGCTATTTAGTAATTTTTTCATCTCTTTCGCCTTTATGTTTATCGATTTTATCTAAAATAATGTTTAACAGCTCGTTTTTAATAAATCCAGACATTGAAGCATTTTTAAGTGCTGAGATCATCTGGAATATTATAAATGGAGTTATGACTGTTTCGCTTAACCAGCCTGTGCCGGTAAATCCTTTTTCAATCATTAAAATAGCAGTAAGTATAACTTCCCAAGCAAAAATAGACTTTAGTACCTTAAGGGCCTTATAAGTTTTAAAACCTTCTCTCTTTATACCGGCTATTATTCCAAAAAATGCATCCAGTAATAATACAGCAGCTACAGCTAAGAACTGTTCAGCATTATCCATTGTTAACTGTAAGAAGTAGGAGCAGAAAAACCCTACTGTTGCTGTGCTAGCTAGTATTAATTTCATATAGGTTGATTTAATCATCTTTTTTAAAAAATAGTTATTGTATAAATAAAAGCAACCTTAATTCTAATCCAGACTCTTTTCCAAAATGAAAGAGCTTTAAGTTCCTGTGTTCTAAATATATCTTCTAATTCTCTAATTTCCATTATAGGCTTACTAACATGTCCATTAACTCCTGTTGTGGGAACATATCTGTTTTATCTTTTCTTGTATTTGTGTGAGTCCAAAGACCTTTTACTCTTCCGTAATAAGCATCTTCGTTCCATTCAAAGGCATCTGCACCTTTTTCTTTAATTAAAGCGGGTAAACCGGCTCTAACATCAATATTATCTCTTTCAGCAATAAACAAAATCCATTTGTGTAAAGCTTCAATTTGAGCATCTGAGTAGCGGTGCCAATGTTTATACCCTCTAAATTCTTTATCTAATTCTACAATTTGTGATTCGTGGGCTGTAGTACCTGCATATGTTTTACCATCTTTAAGATAACCGAAATTATTTACTTCTATACCTACTGAATGCGTGTGCATGTGTTGGGATCCATTTTTACCTAAATGCCAACCATAAGCTCCTTCAGGGAATGCTTGTACCATTTTACCGTCATACTTATCATCATTTCCTTTTATAGACGGACCGCCTAATACAAATTCAGTTGCTACCGCACCTCTATTATCTCTACCCCAATGATCAATTGTTCTAAATGGACTGTGCCAACCTGCTGTGTGATGTAAGAAAACATATTCTTTATTTGTAGGACCTGTTTTATATTCACCAACTGGAAGAAAATGTCTTTCAATTACTAATCCGTTTTCCGTTGTATAAGTTTTTTCCGAATTATCAGTAGTAGCGATACCCATAGCGTCCCAAGTGGCAGGACCAACAATACCATCATCATCCAAGCTGTTAATTCGTTGCCATGCTTTAACTGCTGTAGCTGTACCTTTACCGAAGATACCGTCTGCTCCAATCTCAAGGAATTCTTGGAGTTCTTTAACTGCTTTACCACGTGAGCCTACTTTTAATACCATTACTCTGTTTCTTTTTTAGCAAATATTTTCGTAATACCGTCGATTCCGAAGGAACCTAAAGTGATTATTACGAAAGAGTTGTAGATGAACTCCTGCACCGGTAGGTCTTTCCCTAAGAAGCCGGTTACAATGTCTGCGGTAGCAAATAAAGCCATAATAGCAAAGGAGGCGAAGCCGACAACGTTTTTCTCATTAATAGTATTGTCGTCCTTAAAAATACTTGAAAAATTCATAAGTTTCTTTTTTATATAGTTTAGCATAGTGTAACCGGTTAGTGCAACGTTTAATATAAATAGAGACAGGGGTGAAGAACACCCCTGCAGCTTAT